GCTTGAGGGTGACTTGTCGGTTGATAAAACCGACCGGTCGCCCATACAAGCCCCGGCTCTTGGAAACTCCCCCTATCCCCAAAAGGGTTAGGCCCAGGACTTCTGCCGTGTCCTAACAAAATGAAAGAAACCGCAAACTTATTTTCAAAATGTACCATAACGATACAATTTTTACTTCTAAGAGAGCTTCCTAAAGATCTCCACCCTATGGCCTCTAAGTTTAACCACGAGTTCATCGAATTCGCAGAGAAACTAGTGAGGACAAGAGGACCGCGCGGGGGCTTGGCGTATTTGAAAGAACTACGCCTTGCCTTTACGCGGTGGTTAAGTGGGAAACCACTACAACCGAAGGATCTTAGCTTCAACATTGGTTTGACCAAAGATGGTCTTCCGAAGAAGCTAGGACCATGAATACCACGACTTAGAGGGGTAATCACTCCCTCAGAGTTGAGGTTAATCATGACCTGGCTTAGCATTGGGAGAACCATAGAGTTACCGGCTCAAAGCCTTTCAACTTCCTCAATTACTGAACCGTCATCCCCTACTTTTGATAAAATAGAGGACTTCAAGTCCTTTGTAAAGAGAAAAGTCGGTGGGCTTCAATTTGATTACTCTTTGAAGTCTTTCATGTCCTACGTGCCAATGTACGGGAGAGGTCCTAACGGACCTGCCCTTAAGACCTGTATTTGAGAGGCAAGCCAATTACCTGATGAGGTGATTGATGCCATATCGGTTATCACGCCTGGTGTTGCCCGACGGGTGAAATACATCCGAGAGGCCGACCCTGCCTTGAAGGAAGAATGGAAACAACGATTCAGTCTAGCCGAGGGTAGAGATACCTTCAACTATGGCCGAATCTCCAGAATTCCAGACAAGGAAGGGAAGACTAGGGTGATTACCGTACTCAATTACTGGACACAGAATGCTTTGAAACCTATACATGATTCCTGTGAAGGGATCTTGCGTAGGCTACCATGGGATTGTACCTTCGACCAAGGTAGTTTCAAAAGCATACTGTCATTGGACACTAAATCACAGTACCATTCCATAGATCTAAAGGACGCCACTGACCGCTTTCCGAGATTTCTCCAGAAAGCAGTCGTGGAAGTCCTCTGAGGTGCCAAAGTAGCAGAGGCTTGAGAATTACTTCTCACGCTTCCTATAATGGACCCAAAGACCGGCCAAACGGTGAGTTACTCCGTTGGTCAGCCAATGGGAGCCTACAGTAGTTGGCCCGTATTCGCGCTCACCCACGGACTCCTAGTGAGTTACCTAGGTTCCAAGGTTTACGCGGACCGGAACAGCTATAAGATTCTAGGGGACGATATCGTGATCCGAGACGACGACCTATCCGCCCTGTACCAGAGGACCCTCTCCAACTTACAGGTTCCAGTCTCTAAAGCAAAGACGATGTCTAGTGATAGCACATTCGAATTTGCAAAGAGGTGGTTCCATAAAGGTGTAGAGGTGTCCCCTTTCCCCCTGCAGTCGGTCCATGAGCACCTAACCTTCCCACTCGGGTTGGTAGAGGCTTTTAGGACAGCTGTAGAGAAAGGGTGAGTATTTCCAAGGACCGGGTCAGGACCCGGATCAGTAAGCAGTCTCCTAAAACTCCACAGTGTGCATCCCGCTTTCGCGAAGAAGCTCCTGAGAGATTATGAGATTTGCGTATCATTTCCTAGAGCGCAAGATGACGAGGACACCAGACAGATGAAGAGTATTAAATATCTTCGCCTGATTGGTGAATACGTCTCTTGTGTTGGTTGACGTTCCCACATCAACCATTCAATTCCGACAAGAATACGGATTGCACTCTATGACATGTTTGAGGACGATATGCACGGTGTCTTGAAGACTTTTAACAATCCTGAAGACTTTGACGTCGACATGGATTATTTCGAGTCAACATACACCAGCAATACCGGTACTCAAGGCTTAGGAACTGACCATCCATCAACTCAATTATCAGACTTAACCCCCCTTGACTGCATCCCTCACCTTTGGCTCATCACTGAGTCTAGGGTAAAGATGATGCAAGTCATTGGGGCGGAAGGAGAAGCTACCGGTGTTGCCACTGATAGCATGGACGGGCTCTGGGAACGGCTAGAGAGTTATCTCAAGGTTGTTCCAGTAGTACGTCTGATCTCCTCCGAATATCTGAGAAAAGAAAGGAGCCAAGTCCGAATACTCAAAGCCAAATCACGGTTAATTAAGTACGCGTCTAGAGAACTCGCGTAACAAAACTGGCCGGTCAGAAGGCTGAGAATTTGAGATTCTTTCTTAGAACCCTCCCGGGAAAGAGAGAGGTAGTAATACCTCTCCGGGCCCCGGGTTGTAAGGGCCACCTTCGCAGGTGACCCTCAAG